GTCGAGCCACAGGGGCGCGCCGTCGATCGTGCCGAAGCCGTCGAAGCTGCCGGCGTACTGGTGGGTGTCGGACCACACGGTCTCTTCGAGCATGTGCATCTCGGGCTTCACGACGTCGAGGAACTCGCCGAAGTGCCGGATGAACGGCTCGATATCCGGGTGAACGCGGCCGAGGGTCTCGCCGCGGGCCATGCGCTCGAAGTAGTCGTGCGCGGCGGTGCCGGTGTCGGCGGCCTTGCGCGTGAAGCGGTCGGGCGCCTTCTTCAGGTGGTCCTGCGCGGCGGCCGGGTCACGGAGGACCATCGAGACGAGCGTCCCGACCTCCTCGACGGCCTCCTGCGCGACCATCTTCGCCGCCCAGTAGCGGAGGAACTCCTTCGGCAGCATTCCGAGGACGGACGTCACGCCCGGGTACTTCAGGGTCTTGTCGTCGGGGGAGACGTAGAAGCGTGAGCCGCTTCTCTTGATTGTGTTCACTTTTGGGGTCGTCACGTGGACGGGCCTCCTCGGGTAGGCGTGGATTGGACGCCTGAGAAGGGGACCGGGGAGGCCCGTCGTGCTCAGATTGGCGGGCCGGGTGGCGAAGTGGCGGAAGTGGTGGTGTGCCTAGTTAGTTGTTTGAGAGGAGGAGCTCTTAACAACTAACGGAGCTGACCTGCACTTGCGTCACTCTGTCACTCGGAAGGCGCTTTGAGCTCGCGCTGTAGACGCTTCACGGCTGCCGCAATCGTGCTCAGCCCGGCGAGGGCCTCGTCGCGCTCCGCCGCGTCCCGGCGAGAGAGCGCCTCGGCGTCGATCCTTTGGAGCGTTGCGCCCATGAGGGAGAGCGCCTTTGCTACCGTCTCGCGGTCTGTGATGACGCCGCCGCCGCCAAAGATTGATAGGACCTCGACGTTACGGCCGTGCTTCTCGGCGGAGCGTTCCCGTGCCGTCTCGACACGTAGGCCTAGATCCTCGCGCGCTTCGTCGCTAATACGTTCACGTAGTGCGGCGCTCACGTGATAGCGCACGGCCGCCTGCATCTTTGTGAGGTCAGCGGCCTGGACTCCCGCCTTCGCGTACGCCTCACGAATCCAAATGCGGTACGCGTGTGTGCGGCCTAGCCAATCGGGCTCGCCCTCGGCCGTGAAGAAATGCTCCCGCGCGGCTACGGCGCTGTCGGCCGCGGTGCGGAGAAAGCCCGTTCCGCTAAAGCCGGCGTTCATGTAGCTCCGCAATGCCTTTGTAATTGAGTCTTCGAGCTCTCCGAGCGCGGGTGTATCCATATCGTGACCATAGCGCAGGGCGGGGAATCTTACGCGGCTCGCATTTCAGCGTGGCGGCAATTTGCGCGTAGAGGTGAGGAAACAACAAAGGCCCCGGCCCTCCTTTTGGGGAGTTGCCGGGGCCGGGTCTTAGAGGAGCTGGTCGATCAGGAGAAGGGCGTCGGAGGCGAGGTCGGCGAGCGTGCCGGAGTTGTCGACGTAGAAGTCCTCGGGGTAGTCGTCGAGGGCTGTCTCGCTCGGGTGGAGGTCGACGTCGCTGGCCGAGGTTGCGCCGGGGCGGACGACGCGGACGAGGTAGCCGCCGGCGAGGCGGATCGCCTCGGCCTCGTTCGGGAAGCGGCAGTCGGTCACGACGACCGGCGCCGAGCTCGCCTCGACTCGGGCCATAGCGGTGCGGACCCAAAAGGTGTCGTCGAGGGAGCGGATCGCGTCGGTGCCGAGCCGCTGGAGCACGGCGCGGACCTCGGGGACGCAATCCTTCGCGCGCTCCCAGCCGAGCGTCTCGACGACCTCAGAGAGGCGGCGGTAGCTGCTCGTGAGGTCGCCGGGGAGCGACGCCGGTCCGACGAGCGGGTCCAGAGCGAGCGCAGCCTCGCGCAGCGGGTCGGCGAACGCGACCCGGTCGTAGCCGAGCTCGGAGACGAGCGTCGTCGCGAAGCTGTCCTTCCCGCTGCGGCGCCGGCCGATCATGCCGATTAGGGGTGCGGTCATCGTGGTTCCTCCGAGGGTCGAGTTAAGGGTCTCGGGGGTGAAGGGGACCGGCGTCGGTGGTCCTGCTCATAATTCTTCGCATGGCAGTGCAACCGGACAGGCGAGCGTGGGACGAGCAAGTGGCGGCATCAGGAGGCACGCTCACGGAGCGCTATCGCTTGGGCGTTTACACACTCCGGGCGCCGGAGCGGGAGGTGCAGCCGCTCTACTTCTTCCTGCGCTCGGATCGGCCCGGCTTTGAGAAGGGTCGGGGCGTCGGCTGGCAGCCACACGGCGGTTGGACTACTTACGACGGCGCCGTGCAGTTTGCATCGCGACTGAGTCCGCTGGAGTGCCTCCGGTGGTGGGTGAAGCGGCAGGGGAAATGACGAAAGGCCCCGCCCTCCGAAGAGAGCGGGGCCAGTGTCAGGCGGCGTGCCGGCCGGCGGGGCGCGAGCTCGCGAGCGAGGCGGAGCCGTCGCCCTGCGTGGACGCGGCGACCGACTTCAGGACGGACAGGAGCGCGGCGAGGCCGGCGGCCGAGGCCGTCACGGTCCAGTCGATGTCGAGAAGGCCGAGGCCCTCGACGCCGAGGATCGCGAGTGCCGACTGCGCGGCGGTCGAAATCGCGCGCTCGGCGGCGTCCTTCCAGAACGGCAGGGAGTAGAGCGAGTGAGCCATGCGGGCTCCCTTCGGGTCGGCGGCGTCAGCCGCTCAGGAGGTTGGAAAAAAGCGTCACGGCTCCGAAGACGAGGCCGGCGCCGGTCGTGACAGCAGTCCAGAGGGCCGCGGGGGAGACCGTGCGCCGGTCTTCGACGACGCGGAGGCGGGTCTCGTGGTCTTCGAGCTTCGCGCCATGCTGCGTGAGGACGACGTCGACCTTCGTCTCCATGCGTGTAAACGCGACGAGGAGGCTCGCCTCCGTCGGGGAGGCGGTCGAGGTGGTCAGCGATTCGGGGGACAAGAGGGGTGACTCCGTTCGGGTCATGCGGGGGGCGCGGGGGATTCGAGCGCAGAGAGGCGGGCGAGGACGTCCTCGCGGAAGGCCCGCGTCTCGGCGACGTGCGCCTGAATGAGGGCGAGGCAGACGACGCCGAGGAGCTCGTACCGGATGCCGCGAAGCTTGTGCTGCTGGTCGTAGATGCCGAGCATTGGCTCACGCTTGACGACGAGCTCCGCGATCATGCCGAGCTGCTCGGTGCGGGAAGGGTCGTCTTTGTAGGCGAAGACCTTCGGGATGAGGGTGAGCCACTCGTCGAGGTCAGCGGTGAAGCTGCGGATCAGCGATTTGGTCTTCAGGGTCGAGGGAGCAAATCCGAAGTTTCCGTCCTGGTCCACGTACATTGCGACGTAGCCGACGGTGACCTGATTTGTGCGGACGCCGGTTGACGTGATGCCGGCGTTCGCCGTGAGGCGCCCGCCGGCTGACAGGGTCCCGCCGACCGAGGCCGCCCCGGTGACGTTCAGCGTTGTCCCGGCGGTGATCGCGCCGCTCGTCTGGACGGTCGTCGGCTCGATCGCCCCCGGAGCCTTGACACGGGCGGCGAGGGCGGCGTCTGCCTGCTCCCGCGTGTAGTAGCCCGTGGCGAGCTTGTCGGCGATCGTCTTTTCCAGGTCGGACACGATCGGCTTCACGGTCTTGGCGACGCTCGCCTGCGCCTCTGTGGCGGCGCGACGAATGTCTTCCAGGCTGCGGGCGACGTAAGCCTCGTCGTCGCGCACGCTGGCGGTGATTGCCATTAGCCCTCCTCGGGGTCCTGTAGTACGGGGGTGATGGTCTCGGGGAGCTTGTCGGTGGCGAATGCGAGCTCCCAGCCGACGGCGCGGGCGGTGCCCGTCAGGCCGCCAGGGAAGGCAGGGTCGAGCTCTAGGCCGTGGCGGTCGAGGCCGCCGACGACGTAGCCGACCTCGTCCCCTGCGTTCCACTCGACGCCGACTCGCGGGGCTTTCTTCGTGACGGAAGTCAGGGCGAAAGATCGGACGCCGTCGTAGATGCCGGCCGCGAGCTCGCGCGCGTGCGAGGTGAGGCGGTCGACTTCGGTGATCGAAGTCGAAGGCGTGAAGCGGCGCTCGAATGTCGGGCGCTGCGCGTCGCGGGTGACGATGTGCGGAGACTGGGGGCGCACGTCACCGGACGCGGAGGTCGTCGCCAGCACGTCATTAGCTCCGCCCTGCGAGGAGTAGTCCTCGTCGAGCTCGGCACTAGTGACGGGCCCGGGGAGCTCGAAGGTCGCGTTCGGCAGGAGGCCGGCGGTCGGCACGGTGCCGATCCGCGAGCCGACGCGGAGGACCGGCGTCAGGCGCGAGCCCTGCCGCTCCCACTCGACCGTCCACTCCGGGCCGCTTTCCAGGCCCATCAGCTCCGTGAGTACGGAATAGAGGGTCTTGTCGTCGGCGTCCTCGTAAGTGTGATCGCGGAGCCGGCCCGGACCCCCCGTTACAGCAACACGGATCGGAATGCCGCCGTTCGAGCCCGTCGCGGCGTACTTCGTCACGAGGTCCGCAACGATGACGTTCTGGTCGACGCCGACGTAGCTCTCGTCGCCGACGTAGCGACGGTCGAAGTAGGCCTCGACGGTGGCTACGGAGAGCGAGAGGGCGCCGCCGGAGGAGCGTGTGCGTCGCGTGACGAGGCCGCCCCAGACGGGCAGCTCGGAGGCGTCCTCGATGAGCACAAGGAAGGTCGCGCCGGGAAGCGTGGCGCGGAGCCAGTTCTCGGGCGTCTGCCGGGTGCCGAGCGCGAGACCGGCCGTCGTCGTCGTGTAGGTGCCGAGCTGCGTCGCGACCTTGTCGACGTCGAGGCCCGGGAGGTCGGCGATCACGTCGCCGGTCCGAGCCTCGACGGCGAGCCAGGAGTAGCCGCTCACAGGCGGGCGTCCGGCCACGAGAAGCCCTCGACCGTCGCGTCGAGGATGCCCCGGAAGGCGACGGACGACTGCACGACGAGCTCGCCATTGGGCCGGACCATGACGTATCCGAGGACGCGGTTAATGTCTGTCGCGTAGGCCTTCGTCGTGCGGGGGGCAAACTCAACGGGGAGCTTCCCGACGACGTAGCCGTAGTCCTTGTCGAAGGTCGCCTCGGAGCTCCGGACCGCGCCCTCCAGGTAGATGCGTCCACCCTGCGCGACGACGCGGAGGCCGCGGGCGGAGTCGGGGGTGAAGACGCTCTGCACGGTGATCGCGCCGACGTCCGGCTTCCCTGCCGCATGCAGCCAGAAGGGCGACGCGCTGGTCGCGGAGGGCGTCGCGAGCATGAAAAGCTGCCCGGTCGGGGCGACGTAGCCGAGGGTGCCGGGCTGCGGGCGATCGGCGTCGAGGCTCGCCCGCGAGGGGTACTCGATCACGCCGCCGGCCGCGGGCGTGGAGGGTGCGACCCACGAAACAGTGGGCGCACCCGCTCCAGCACGCGGGACGTTTACACGAGCGAGCGCGAGAGCACGAGGAGGGGTGGCAGGTACGGGCGCCGTTGCGCCCGCGACGCCGGCGAGGTAGCCGACAGTCACCTTTCCGGGCTGGCCGGGGGTCGTCCCGTCCTCAGAGTTGTCTGTCATTTGCACGTAGAGGAGGTCGGTCCGGGGGTTGGAGGCGTTCGCGGCCGTGAGGGCCCCCGACACCGCGGCGTCGATCGCGTAGGTGTAGGGACCCGCCTCGGCGGCTGCTTCGAGGTCCAGGACTCCGGCGTGGGCGCCGATAGTCCAACTAGTCGAGGAGACGGTCGCCGGGGTACCCGTCCCGGGGCGGACACCCGATCGTGCGCCGAGGGGGCGGGCCGGGGTGGCGCCGTGGAGGAACGGCGACTGAAGCTGGCGGAGGCCCCGGCCGGGCTCGGCGGGGCCTCCGTTCACGGCGTCGATGGGCCAAATGCGGTTCGTCATGCGAGACCTACTTCCAGGAGGGAACGGCCGACACGGTCAGCCGCGCGGCGGGGTTGTAAGTGGTGGCGGTGAAGGCCCAGGAATTTGCCCCGGGGTCGAAGGCGCTCCAGCCGCGAGAGGTAATCCACCCGTTGCGGGAGGCTTGCCCGTTCGCGAGGACCGTCCGGTTTTCCATGTCGACGTCGAGCCACTCGCCGGCGCGGAGGACAAGCGACGACGCAAAGACGAGCTGGGCCCCGGTGGAGACGTGCGTCACGACAGGGCCGACGCACGGACCGTCGATCCGGAGTCGGACGGGGCCGGGCTCGTTCCCCCGGTTCGTGAGCGAGACCTGCCCGGTTGCGGTGACGGCAGGGATCACGTACGGGACCGTCAGCCCGCCGTAGGCAGGCATAGAGCCGTCGAAGTAGGACGGGGCAGAGGTGAAGGGGCGGTCTGCAATTTGCAGTATCCATTCGCGGGCGGCGACGGTCGCTGTCGCGGGTGCGATGCCGCCTCCCGAGGTTCCGTAGACGTAGAGGAGCGGCAGCATCCCGGTCGCGCGCGTCGAGTCGGCGGGCAGCGTGGCGAGGAGCTCGACGCGGCGCACTTCGCCGGGGGCGAGCGGTGCGCGAAGGGTCAGGCTGCTGTTGGCTGCGCCGCCGGCGCCGGCCGAGTCGTAGAACGCGGCGCCCAGCGCGATCCACACGGTTGCGGCGCTGGTATTGGTCACCGTCGTCGCGAACGCGAGGCTCTGCCCCGGGCGAATTGCGAAGCGGTTGGCTGAGTCGCTGACAACGGAGACGTGCGGGGCGGCGTAGATGTAGGCCGTAGCCGAGCCGTTGGGCGTGAGCTGCATGCCGGCGGGGACCGCGGCAGCGGTCGCGCCCGGGGTGCTCCACCAGCGCGGGGAGACGCCCCGGGGGTCCGCAATCAGGTTCGAGGTCGGCACGCCGCCGTCCGTTCGCCGCACGCTGGGCGACTCGTCGACCGCGCCGACCCACTCGTGCGACGTCGTGCCGATCACGAGGCCACCGGTCGTCGACGGGAGCGCCGTCGTCGCGGTCAGCTCCTCGCCAAATTTGCGCCAGTCGTCAGAGGCGACCTGGAAGCTCCAGGTTGCCTCGTACTCGCTTTCCCATGTGACGAGCGTCTCGCCCGTCTGGTAGACGGACGCCCAGCGAGCGGGCCCCGCCTCGGCCACGTAGAGCGGGACCTCTTGCCGACCCACGGCGGCATGCAGCTGGTCGGCGGCGGCCTGCGCAAGGTCCGGGGTCGGCGCCCGGAAGGTGCCCTCGACGGTGACGTCGCGAGCCTTCGCGAATTTGTCTCCGGACCAGGCGCCGGACTGGCGCGGGCGCTGGGTCTGTGAGGCAGTCGACGCCGTGCCGCCCCACCCGTCGACGGTCTCCACCGCCCACAGGACGCCGTCAGGGTCGGTGCCGGAGAGGGCGAGCTCGCCCAGCTTGACAGTGAACATTAGGCACCTCGGCCTCTCTGCCGCCGTGCGACCTCTTGCGCGGTCTGCACGGCTGACGTCGCTTCGTAGATGTGGAAGTGCTGCCCGCCGGTGAGGGCGTCGGCCCCGTCGGTCCGGCGCGCGGCAGCGCGGTTCGCGGTGGTCGACGCGGCCACGTCGGGGACTGCCGGCGCGGACGGAATCAGGGCGTCGGACGCGCGCATGATTCGGTCGGCCTTGTCCTCCAGGCCGAGCGCCATGCCCTCGCCGGTGAAGCCGCCGATCGCGCGGAAGAGGCGCGAGGGGGAGTGGATTCCGAGGAAGCTCTTCACTGCCTCGACGGAGTCCCTAATCGGGCCGAGGACGGCGTCCTTAATTCGGCCCGCCGCTGCCTGCACGCCTCCGATCAGGCCTTCCATCATGTTTCGGCCGACGCCCGAGAGGAGCGAGCCGAGACCGGACAGAGCAGAGAGGATCTTCCCGGGCAGGGTGGAGACGAAGCTCACGGCCGACGAGACGCCAGACGAAATCGCCCCCGTGATGCCCGACCACGCGCCCGACACGAGGCCGACGAGGCCGTTCCAGGCCGAGGCGAAGATCGTGCGGACGACGTTGAGCGCCGCGCTGATAACAGAGGCGACGATCGCGAGGGCGCCGGAGATAAGCGCCTTGATCGTCTCCCAGACTCCAGAAACGATGTTCCGAATGCCGTCCCAGACCTGCCCCCAGTTGCCGGAGATTGCGCCGGTGACAACCTGAATCACGCCCTGCACAATCTGCATGGCGGACTGGACGACGCTTGCGATCACGCCGAAGACCGTCACGACGACGGGCATCAGCGCAGCGATGACGGGGACCAGGAGGCCGGCGATCTGCGTAATCAGCGGGGCGACGGCGGCGACGATCATGCCGATTGCCGAGACGACCGGCGGGAGCACGGTCGAGACGAGCTGGACGAAGATCGGCGCGAGCTGCGAGATCAGCGTCGTGACCAGGGGGAGCACGGCGGCGATCACGCTTGCGATCACGGGGACCAGCGTCGTGAAGACGCCGGCGAGCTGGCCGATCAGCGGGACCAGGATCGGCAGGACCGCCGCGAGCGTCCCGGAGATCAGGCTCGCGAGCTGGATCAGGGCCGGGGCCAGGGCCGTCAGCGCCGTACCGAGTGCCTGGCCGAGGGTCACGGCGAGCTGCCCGACGAGGGCGGCGATCAGCGGCAGGACGGGCAGGAGGCCCTGGAGGATGATTCCGAACGGCGAGAGCGACGGCAGGACCGACGCAAGCGGACCGATCAGGGCCGAGAAGCCCTCGACGATCTGCGGGAGGTAGGGGGCGAACGCCTGGCCGATAGCCTGCGCCGTTGACATGACGGTCTCGCGAAGGGTGAAGAGGAACTCGACGAAGCCGGAGTCTTCCTGGAGCCCAGCGAAGGGCTCGAAGTTGCCTTGACCGAGGATCGAGAAGATGCTGCCAGCGACCTCGATCACCTTCGTGATTCCGCGCTCCGCGCCGCCTAGGGCGGGGCCGAGGCCGGAGATCAGCACGCCCATGAGGGCGGAGATAGCGGGGACGAGGGCCGCGCCGATGCGCGTCTTCCCGTCCTCCCACATGGCATTCAGGACCTGCTGTTTGTGGGAGAGCGTGTCGGTCTCGCGCGCGAAGTTGCCGTGCGCGTCGGCCGTCTGCTTCATAATCAGCGAGAGGGTCGCGGCCTGGTTCGCCTCGGTCGAGAGCGTGCCACCGACCTTTTCGAAACCGAGGGCGGCGGCTTCGGCGTCGATCTTCGCTTGGTTCAGCGAGACGCCGTAGCGCTCGATCGGGTCGCGCTCGCCCTTCAGGGCGGAGGACAGGGCGCCGACGGCGTCCGCGGCCGAGCCGCCGAACATCGAAGACAGGTCAGCGCCGAGGCCGATCAGCTCGTTCGTCTTCGGGGCGAGCTCTTCCATCGCCGTGCCGCCGTTTTTGAGCTGGGTGCCGATCAGGGTCCCGAGCTCGGCGTATTCGTTTTTGGTCAGGCCGACCGCCGTCGCGGCGGAGTCGGCCCAATTGAGCATTTGAGGGGCGGAGCCCTTGAAGACCGTCTCGATTGCGCCGACGCTCTGCTCCAGGTCGGCGGCGCCCTGGACGGCTTCCTTGAAGAATCCGCCAACGCCAGCCGCAGCGAAGAGCCCGCCGGCGGCGATTGCGAGCTTCCCGATCGAGGGCATGAGCGCGCTACCGAAGAGGCCGCCTCCAGTAGCGCCGGCGCGGGACATGGCGGGATTGACCTCCCCGCCGAGGGCAGAGCCGAAGCCCCTGGCGGAAGGAATGATCGTCAGCGTTGCAAAGCCGACATTGGACACGGGGCCTCCCGGGGTGTGAGGGAACAGAGAGGCCGCCCCCGGCCGGCTCGTTTACACGGGCTGGTCGGGGGCGGCGGAGGCCTCGACGCGGGAGCGCTGCGCGTCGAGGCGCGCGCGCAGAGCCGCGTAGCGAGAGGTTTTAGAGGTG